ATCCTCTTGTCCTTCAGGCTCGGGGCCGAACAGAGTTGCGCTGGATGCCAGCCCGGCCTTGCGCAGAGCCTGGTTGATGATCTGGTCTTTATTCGTCGCCATCGGCTTTACCTTTCGCGGCTTTCGGCTTGGTTTTCTTCTCCTCATGAGCTTCCGTAGGGGTAAAGCTCCATCCAGCCTTAACGTGCTCATCGACTTCTTTGTCGGCTACCGTGATGTAGTCCACCATATGCCCGTGCAATTTTGCTGCCGAGCCTTTTTTGTACAACATAGTCGTTGACATAATGCCTCCAATAAAAAGGGAGCCTTGTCGGCTCCCTCCAGTGTACACGTTTTAGGCGTTACTTCAAAATTACGCCTGACCCGGCAACAGCAGGCCAACCATTTCAGGCTGCAATACGGTTGTGCCGTACAGAGTCGTGAATCGGCAGGTAGTCACTGCTTTCAGGTGATCGAAAGCGTAGGACATGATCAGCGTCGCACCGTTTTTGGTGGTAGCAGTCATAACCTGTGCGCCCTGGCCAGTAGGGAATGCCAGTTTACCGTACATCACTTCGACAGCACCGTCAGCCCAACCAACGTTAGCGCCGTGGGTGGTGGTGTTCAGGAAGGTCAGTGCAGCGCCGTTAGCACCGGCAGCGGAAACGTTTTGGTATGGCCCAGTTGCAACCAGCGCAGGAGTGATGACCGCAGCAGTGCCGGTGATGCTGATAACGCGGAACGTTGCCAGGCGACCGGTGTCTGCTTTGCTGATCTGGTGAACAGCGTTCACGCCAGCGATAGTGAATGCGTCGCCTTCTTTCACGCCAGTGCCGGAAGACAGGGTAATCGTCATCTGACGGTTGTCAGTTGGGATGTCGCCGGTCATTGCGGTCGGAGTGAAGGCCGCTGCTGCGCCCAGGGTGATGCCGGTTGCAGTTGTCGCCACGATAGAAGGCATGGAGTCAGCGCGGAAGGTGTCGAATGCTGCGATGTCAGGGATTTTCGCCTTTTCATATGCAGTCTGTACGATGCCAGGGGTGTACTGACGCGCACCAAGTTCTTTGGCGATGTCTTTATAGTCGAACGGGTTCAGGATCAGCTTGCGTGATACGCCCATTGGAACACCACGGGAAAGCATAGCAGCTTCCAGAGTTGCACCGGCATCCCAGTCTAAAATACCTGATGCGGTAACAACGATACCGGCGCGGTTGGCAGCGGTCAGCGCCATGTCAGCGTCGATCTGTGCGGCAAGGCGCAGGCCAGATGCTTCACCGGCTTTCTTCTTGTGCTCAGGGTCGCGCATTTGCTTAGCGTCCAGAGTCCACAGAATGTTCTGAGGCTGCTTGAATGCTGCCGGAACCTGACGCTGGATCAGATCGGTAGGCGTTGCGGCTGAGATGTCCAGGCCAGAAACCACGTTCATGTGGTAATCCATCGGGCGGTAAACCACGTCACCGGCGCGCTGCATGGATTGGTCGTCTGGGCGGAATGTTGCTGCTTCTTTAGAGAGAACACATGCGGCGTCAAATCCTTCTACATAACTGCCGAACATGACTTCTAGGTCTTTCGTTAACTGGTTAGCCATTTGTAAATCTCCGATGAGGAATTATTTCGCTTTGGCGAGTTTTCTTTGAATTTCAAATACTCGCGTATAGTCGCCTGAAGAGCGTGCTTTCTCAAGCTCTTTCTCCAGTGCGCCGACGTTTGCACCAACGCCACCCTTCACGTTCGGGGCGGAACTGGTGGTGCTCTTGGCCTTCGGCATGGTCTTAGCCAGTGCGTCAATGCGTCCGAGCTGATATCCGAACTCAATGGGGTCAGTTGCTTCAGACATCTGTTTTCGTAATTCAGGGTTGCGTGCCAGGGCGATGACAACCATGGTCGGATTCTTTGAGTGCAACATCAGCGCGCTACGGATGTTTTCTGGTACTTCATCCTTAACAAGCTGTTCGGCTGCGTCATAGCCCGGAACCTTGATTTTCTTTTTCGCTTCGGCGTACTCTGCATTTTTCTTTGCAAAGCGCTCCTGAAGATCTTGCTGCTGTTTTTCGACATCGCGCTGCTTTGCTTCGTGCCCGGCCTTTTTATTGAACCAGTCTTCGAGGCGCTGCTGATAAACGTTTTCATCGTAGTCAATGCCATCATCAGAAAGCTGAGGCTTAGCCGGTAACGGCTCCAGCGCGGCAGATGCTGCTTGCTGTGGCTGGCGTTTCGTTTCGCGGATTGCCTTGTCTTTCTCACGAATGGTCTTGCGCAGATGCTTAACGAGATCTGAATCGTTCGCGTTGTCATCTACCTCGCTGGTCGGCGATTCCAGCTTTTCATCACCTAAGTAGAAATCGTCCTCGTCGGATTCCACTTCTTCCGGCTGCTCGACTTCCTCGTTATCATCCGAGTCGTCGTCATGTTCGGTTTCAGCTTGTTCGGCTTGGGTGCTTCGCTCTTGGGACGCGGCATACTCACGATCCTGTTGCTCTGCGGTGGTGTCTACTCCGGTATCTTCTGCCTGATCTAACATAAAAACCCCTATTTCTATACGCGATGTAAGCCCATCGGAAGGCAAGCGCAATTCTATGTGCAAAAAGTGCTATTTGCAACTGTTCCTATTGACAAATAATAAAGCCCTCACTTGTAGGGCTGCATGCTTCTATCTATCTTCTATCTATTATTATGAATATCGCAGCGGCCATGCATATTGATATCCATAGCACCCACGGGTCAATAATCATTGCGGATCCTCCGGGCCATCCATCCAGAAGATAACTATCATCACCTTCCCGTCATCGCCGAACCAATCCTTACCTGTCGACCCTTGCCATGCAAAGAACCTGTAAGTCTCCTCCTCGAACATATCATGCCCGAAGCACAGTTTGCGCGTTGGTTCTTTCGGCTCAGCATCTTCAACGTTAATCCATTTCATTCTGCACCTCCGGCCAGCGCGTTAATGTAGTCGTCAAGGTAAATGAATTCGCCGGTAGTATATGCCTTGGTGTCATTGTAAAGAACTGGGATATACAACGACTCTCCATTGATATTGACAAGCAAACACGTGGCCATGGAGCCCAGAACAGATCTCCATACATGAAACGGCCTGTTGTCATCAGGCGTCCCATTCTTAACCAGCGGTAAAAGTTGCTCAGTAGTCAGTGCTTTCATGTGAACCTCTATTATTAGTTGATGATACCTCAGAGCAAAGAATAGCCCTCCGTAGAGGGCTTGTCTTTAGCAAAAAGTGCTATTACGCCGTCACGCCGCTGTTTTTAATCGCGGCGTTGATTGCGTTAACCTTGGCAGCCAGTGTCGCCACGTCATTCTTGACCGCAGTGATTGCTGCGTTTGTTGAAGTGAGTGATGCTGCGGTGGCATCGGTGGTAGCCGCTGTGGCCGCTGGAATTGCCGCTACAGTGTTGCCGCCAGAAGTGCCGCCAGATGAATCGGTCAGGTTAGCCACGGTAGACTGTTGCAGAACACCGCCGCGCACTGAAGCAGTAGGGGCTGGCAGAGGTGCTGCCTGTGATGCATCGCAGAAGGTCATCAGGTAATTCACCTGACCGCCTGGCTGGTTACGCAGGTTGAACTCTGACACTGCTCCGAAAGGAATGCCGCCAGCAGTGATTGCCGCAGTTGCCTTGGCGCGGAAGTCATTGCGCCCGTGACCGTGGATGACATTGTAAACTGTCGCCGTTGGTGCGCCCGCGCCGACGATCTGCACGAACTGCGGGTATGCGTCACTGGCGCCGGTAACCAGCGTTGCGCCGCCGATTGGGAATTCTGAGTTTGCAATTGCCGCCAGCACCAGGGCACGGAATGCCACGATGTCAGTATGCAGGATTGCGCGAGCTGTAGTAATTGCCATGGTAATACTCCTTTGCAAAAGAAGGGGCCATTATGAACGATGACCCCGGTGATTGCATTACTGTTGTACAGGCGGCGTGCCCTGCGGTGGTTGTTGAACTTGCGGTGCAAGCTGCTGTTGCATGTTGATCATCTGCTCGGCATTGCTGCGGGCGTTACCCTGCTGCTGATTGTAGAAGTCAGACAGCAACTTGAGCGCACTGATGAGCTGAGTGTGGTCGATATTCTGCGCCTCAGCCACCGTTTTAACAGTCTGCGCCTGTTTAAGCTGCGCATCTTGCTGAGCGGTGAATGCGTCGGTCTGAGCGCTAAGCTGTTTGGTCTGAGAGTCCATAAGCTTCGCCTGTCCTTCCATGGCAAGACCCTGAGCTGCAACCATCTGCGGATCTGGCTGATTGGCCTGCTCCTGCTGAGCCTGCGCAACTTCCTGTTGTTCCATCGGAGTCTTAGGCTTAACAACGCCCTGAAGCAACAGTTGCTTATGGTTGTACTCTTTGAACTCTTCCAGCCCTTCGCCGTCCATATTGTCGATGATCATGCCAATGACAACGTTATACATCGGCGTGCCAGGCGGCAGGGTAGGCAGCAGCGCGCTGAGGCTGCGCACGGTGGAGTCGCGGCGGTTAGCGAACGACTGGCCGACGTCAACAGCCACTTCATAACGTCCGACGGTCAGGTCGTTCAGGCCAATCTCTTCGCCATTGTCCTTGTCGATCACCTTGCCGTTCATCAGAACCAAAGCATCACTACCGTCTTCGTTCACGATGCGGATCGGCTTATCAGTGCCGTACACTTCGCGCGCCATGCTC